CTTAGATTTTGATCTACCAAAACCTAGCGATGCATTAGATTCTCATTTAGACCTAGCTGAGGATGATACAGAAACTTATCATTTCGATAGGCAATTTCCATTAGCATCTAATTCTCAAGATTCGCATACAGACTTTAAAGAAGATGATGCGCATATATATGATCTAGATTTTAACCTACCAAGACCTAGTGATGCTTTAGATTCTACTTTGGATCTGGCTGAAGATGATGTTGATACTTACCACCTTGAACGTGATTTCCCTCCTGCCAATAATCCTTTAGAATTTCACACAGACTTCGCAGAAGATGACACGGATACATTTGCGTTCACTAAACAATTTCCGTTTGCTAATGCTCCGCTTGGATTCACGTTAGACTTTAGAGGAGATGATACAGATACATATCATCTCGACTTTGATCTACCAAAACCTAGTGATGCTTTAGATTCTCATACGGACATAGAAGAAGGGTTATTACCTTTTGTTATTGCCAAACCTTTGGGCGACATTGCATCTACTGCTAGTTTAGATATCGAGTATGATTTTTCTAAAGGTTTATCTGACAGTAACAATAATATAACTGAGTCAGTAGAAACATTCTTATTTAAAGCAATCGAACTCGGTCAGTCAACCGCTTACATGGTAGACAAAGGTACTTCCTCCAATATTTTATTCGATTTACCGAGACCTAGTGATGCTTTGGACTCTCATACTGATATTGCTGAAAACGAGGCATATGATCTAGACTTTAATTTGCCGAGACCTACTGACGCTTTAGATTCTCACACGGATATCGATGAAGAAGACGAAATCTACAGCTACAGTTTACAAAAAGACGACTTTAATAATACGACTAACTTTAGAAATGACGACACATCTAGTTTAGGTTTTATTCTTAAGACTATCCGTGAAGACGTTAATACTGATGATGCATTTTCGTTACAAGATCGGGATGTATATTCAATAGCTAAAACCCCAACAGATAATGTTTCAGTAATCGATATTTTCGAAGCTGCGCAGATCGGATTCAATAGACGTTTTATTGAAATACCTTTAGGGACTGAGGATTTAAGTCATAGTCTTCAGAAAACCCTCCCAGTACAAGCTGATGGTAATCATAAATTAGATACCACCAACATTAATAGACCTGAACCTATCAGAACTTATGCTCCGTTTGGTTTACATCAGAGTGCTTTTGTTTTTGGCTGGGACGAAAGAAACGATGGCGACCCCTGGAATCTGGCTGATGTTAATGACCCAGACAAAGCTCATACAAACCTTTATTACCAAGATTATACTAATTTGGCTGACGCTAAATTCTTAAAAGATAGAACAAGTGATGGGTTTTATGGACCAACTACATTCGTCGCAACAACATCAGCGAATAACCCAACTTATAGAACAGGTTATGGATCTCTCAGGAGTATGAATCGTGAATCAAATGCAGAAATTACCTTATTTCCTGGAGATATAATAGATTTCGAATATCGGGCTTGGGGTGGCGGCACTTTTGGGATTACTGGTAGAGTACCCGACGGTTCTGGGTTCTGGTTAAAGACTTCAAAGACATTTAGTCCAACAATAGATAATGTGACCACTGGCGTAACTGGTCAAGGTATGAATCAGAATGGCGTTATTAACGTTTCTGGTGGCAGAAGCACCTTGAAAGCTGGTAGTCATCTGATATGGGATACTAGAGATGCATCTCCAGGAACCTACTACTTAATTCACGGAAGTGGGTTAGATGGGCAGGGTGCTTCTTATCACTACGAAAGTTTACACAATTTTACTTCAGAATATAGTGAAATGTGGTATATAAAGATAACGATTTTACCGCTACCAAATACCGAAGAAAAGCATTTTATAAAGCCTCTTTCAGATATTTCTAATACTGCCGACATTGATTTATCTATGCAGATTTCTATGCAGAAAAATGATTTATTCAATGCCTCTGAGCAGTCATCTAACATTATCGGTAAGGCTCTATCTGATGGAACTCAAGGTTCTTTTGAAAGTAGTAGCTTCTTCCTTGAAAATGTACTATCTGATAGCACTATAGATATTACAAATAAAGATGATAAATCTAAATTATTTATTAAATCTCTCTCGGATGTTATAAATAATATACATAGCGGAGATTCTATAACAAGCAGAGTTTTTGAAAAGGCTCTATCTGATGCTGCAACTATATCAGATATATATTCCCTTCAAGACGATGATATTTATAGTATAAATAAAAGTATCCAAGACCCAGTGCCGCAAAGCGATGCTGGATCAGCGGTGATAACGAGACCATATGTTCGATTGGGATATATCGAAAATGGTCTTGACTACGAGTACTGTTCCGATCAATCGGAATCAACATTTTAAATTTAATTTGGAGAGTATCTAAAAATGAGATCAATAAAAGACAAAGTCGAAAGCGTAACTGGACGCTTGAAGATTGAAAAGAGAAACGCCCAAGGCGTTGTAACACAAGAGATGGAAGTACCTAATCTAGTTGTAAATGATGGTTTAGAATACATCGCAGCACGAATGGTAGATCAGGGCACTGACGGCAATACCCACCCTCTAGAGATGACCTTAATGTCTCTCGGTTCTAATGGTGGTCATGGTCCTAGTGCAACTTCAGCAACAACACCAGCTGGTATTGATAGTGCATTGAGAACTGAACATGGTTCTAAAAAGGCTTTAACTTCAGCAACTGTAAGCGGTCAAACAGTTACCTATGTTGCTACTTTTGGCGGTACTGAAGCTACAGGTTTTGATCATACAGTTGAGCAGCAAGGTGCAGACAACACTAATAATAATGAGGGGCAGTTGAACGGTTATTCGGGTGCCTATGACTCTGGCAAAGATGGTTCTATTAAAGAAGCTGGTATCTTCAATTCTGGGGGAACAATGCTTTGCCGTACTGTTTTCTTGCCAGTGAACAAAGAAGATGGTGATAGTATTACCATTACTTGGGTAATTACAATCAACTAATAAGGCTTTACTGATATGGCAACTGTACTAAAAAATGATGTCCATACTAATATTGCTGAAATTGTTTACAATGGTATTTTTTCTAGAACTAGTAGAGCGTATTTTTTTCTAGGAAAAACCTTGGCATGGGATGAAGGCGATTCGTCACCGCCCACGCCCAATGCTTCTAGATTATATGAAGCAGAGACAAGGGCGAATATAGTAAGTATGAAGAACATTACTATTTCAGATATCTCGTTTGCAATTGACAGAAACGATTGGACTTCTGGTACAGTTTATGATATGTATGATGATAGATACTCGTCGGAATTTCCTGCGCCCTCTGGGGCGCAGGATATTGCTGATGCTAAGATGTTCGTTTTAACCAACGAATTTAACATCTATAAATGTATATCAAATAATTACAATTCGCCATCGACAGTACTTCCTACTGGTACGGTAGAAACAGGATACCTAGAATTTTCTGACGGATATGTTTGGAAATATATGGGTAGTTTGGACGTTGTACAAAGGAATAAGTTTTTGACTCCTGCATATATGCCTGTGTCCAATGCTTCTTCTGGTTACTACCAAACTGGAGTTACACCTATTAAAGTGAGCGGTGGTAGCGATTATGTCGCTGGTGGCGTAACTGTTACTATTATTGGTGATGGTACTGGGGCGGTTCTAACCCCAGATATAAACCCCACCACTGGAGAAATTACACAGCTTATAGTTACGGATCCTGGAGATGGGTATAATCTCGCAACTGTTGAGATTCAACCTTTAAACCCGCAGACTATTGGTCCCAACGGGGGTGTTGGTGCAGGTGCTAATTTCTTATTAGATATTCAGCAATCAGACCTTAGAACTACTGAGGTCGGTGCTTCTGCTATTGACGGAGAACTAAGTTTTCTCTATGTCAATGATGGAGGTGTAGGTTATAATTCTGCAACAACCGAAATAACTATCTCTGGTGATGGGCAGAATGCTCAAGTAGAGGCAGTCATTGTAGGTAGCGGTCAAGATGCGACTATTGTTGGTGTCAATTTTGTAAACCGTGGAACTGGGTATACCTTTGCTGAAGTTACAGTGACAGATACTTCTGGTACTGGTACTGGGGCTCAGATTGATGCTATTGTATCGCCATCGGGCGGTCATGGTAAAAATATTGTAAAAGAATCTTTTGCCCATACCCTTGGGTTCCAAACAACTACCTCTGACGAAATCAATCAGGGATTTGCTTTGGAAAATGATTACCGACAATCTGGTATCATATTTGACCCTCAAGAATTCACTGAGGCAGGCTCGACAGCATTTACTTTCTATCAAGCATATGGGTCTACCTGTTATAGATTGAATATACCTGACGCAAATTTGCTGGGGGATGGTACTGATATTAATAGTTTCTCTTTAGACCAAAAGATATATAACCAAACTACAGGGGAATATCTGGTCATTATAGCTAAAGAACCTAATATAGTTGATTCTGCTCAAGATGGAGTCTCTCTATTGCTACAATCAATAGATAGGTCAGTACCTGAAGTTGGGGATATCTACAGAACAGAAGATAATACTAACTTATTCTCGGTTTCCGGAGAATCCGGAAATATCATATTACCAGAAGTAGACAAAAATTCTGGCTCTATGATTTTTATCAATAATAGAACACCATTCAGGAAAAACGTTGAACAAATCGTCAACCTGCGTACTTTCATTGAATTCTAATGTATAGAAGTACGATAAATACTAGTAGTAGAAATATAATTCGGAGAAATCTTAAATGGCGATAACCAATAACTACAACACAGAGCCGTATTACGACGACTTTGACCCCAATTCGGACAAGAATTATCAAAGGATTCTATTCCGACCAGGAGTCTCAGTTCAGGCTCGTGAGCTCACCCAGCTTCAATCTATTCTTCAAAATCAGATAGCTAGACATGGCGAACATGTTTTTAAAGAGGGTTCGGCTGTTACTGGTGGCGAGTTCGGGTTTACTAATAAATTTCACGCTGTTAAGATAAATGACGCAAATGGTTCATTATCAGTTTCGACATATTTGGATCAATTATTAGATGCTGTTATAAAAGGCTCAGAAAGCGGTTTAGAAGCTCAGGTTATCCATGTTGAACCTGCCACTGTAACCGACCCTATCACACTTTATGTTAACTATATTGGTAGTGGTATAGATGGATCAACTTCTACATTTAAAAATAATGAGTCTCTACTTTGGCAACAGTCTGAAGAAGACGTTGCTAATAATTTTAACTCTATTGGTGGCGTAACCAACAACGGAGTCGTAGCAAGCACTATCGCAGAAAATGCTACTGATGATGGTACTTCTGCTTCAATCGAAAGTGGAATTATGTTCGTGAAGGGCAACTTTGTGTACATACCCAAACAAAGGATTGTTATTTCCAAATATACTTCTGTCCCTAGTGTTAGAGTCGGGTTAGAAGTAAGAGAATATACAGTAAGTTCAGACGACGATCAGACTTTACTTGATACTGCTCTAAATGCTCCTAATTACTCTGCTCGTGGAGCAGACCGTTATGTTATAGACCTAACACTAGCGTACAAAGACATAACAGATAATACTTCAGAGAACTTTATTGAATTACAGCGTGTTGCTGGCGGACAGCAGCAAGCAAAGACCAAGACCTCAGATTATGATGTTCTTGGGGAAAACCTAGCCAGACGTACATATGACGAATCTGGCGATTATACTATCAAACCTTATGAATTAACCATGAAAGAAACCCTAAATGATGGGGTTAATCAGGGGGTTTATGAGGAAGGAACGGTTACCAATTCAGGCGACGTTGCTTCTGAAGACACTATGACGTTACAAGTTTCTTCTGGTAAGTCTTATGTGAGAGGCTATGAATTAGAGACTACTGCGCCATCATTCCTAGACATCCGTAAACCAAGAAATTTCGAAACTGTTTCTACTTCATCTGCTCTTGTAGAACTGGGCAACTATGTTAAAGTTAATAAAGTTACAGGTATGCCGAATACAGGGTTAGCCAATGGTAACTACGATACGGTTGAATTACAAAGGTATCCTTTGGGTTTCCAGAGCGCAAGCGGTGGACAAGAAACGATTGGTGTTGCACGTGTTCGAGACTTTATAACTTCAAGCGGTATTGATGCCGAAGGCGCAGGGGCTGGCGACGGAGATTTAGACGAAACTTCTATCTTTAACTCTTATCTATTCGATATTCAGATGTTCACCGATATAACATTTGACGAAAATGGCACCCCTGCCTCCAAGCAAATAGAAACTGGTTCATTAGTCACTGGCGTGACTAGCGGTGCAAGAGGGTATATCGCAAGAAGTAATACCACTGGACCCCAAACAGTTCTAAGCCTCATTTCGGTTAGCGGTAATTTCATAGTAGGAGAACCACTGACAAGTTCTAATATCGCAACTGCTACTAACGGTGCTGGTGAAAATCTAGACATTGTTGCTAATACTGCCAATAAAATTCAAAAAGTCGTTGATGGCACTACATTCTATACTATCGGAAGTATTAAGGCATATGACACTGATCGTGTTAAGTCTATGGCAAAATATAGCACCTTGTTTGACGATAGCAGTACTATAGAATTTCAAGGTGAGATGGTATTAGAATCTACGACTTTGCTTAGTGGTAATATTTCGATAGTATCTGCTTCAAGTAGTTCTCCTGTAGACGGTAACGGCAGTTCTGTTGTGGGGAATGAACATCTTGCTACCGATGCATATTTCGATACAGTAATAGGGTATAACACGAAATTCAGTCAGCAATTGCAAGAGGGAGATACTCTGCTATTACCTACTGGCGTTGATGGTGTTATTCAGAGAAGAGTTATCCGAAGCCAACCAAACTCAACAACCCTAACATTATGGCATGTTGCTGATGACGGTGGTTGGAGCGCAAGTGATGAAGATAATAGCGTAGGCGGTCTACAAGTTAATGACGTGATTCGTGTGCGTTCTTCAATTGTCGAGCCAGAGAATAACTTACTATTGAGAAGAATAGAAAAGAGTCATGTTAAAACATTAAAAACTTCTGCTGAGAATTTCCAGCCAAAGAATGATATTACTGTTTCTCGACAATTTTCTGGGGTTCAAATAGGGTCTGCGCTATCCTTGGGTGCTGTAGGAGAATCTTTTAAAGGTAAATCTAATCAACACTATCAGGTTTCTGTAGCTGTTCAAGGTAGTGGCTCGCAGCCTGTAGGAAAGATACTAGATGTAGATGATTTAAGTTTCTCTTTCGGTGCTGATTCTAGCACATTAACAATTAATGCTGGCACTTCAGGTATCGCTGCGAATACTCAGTTAAAAGTAAATACTATAATCGAGAAACTCGAGCAAACAGAAAAAACTAAAACCCTACAAAGGTCAGCGTTGCTTAGAGTCGGTAATAAGAGTGCTGCGCATCTTCAAGCGAACCCAACTCAAGCGTATGGCGGTCAGACACCATTCACTGGTGGGGTCGATTATGGAACATCTTCGCATCATAAAGAGATATCTTTAGGGGTTGCCGATATCTATAGGGTACTAGCGGTGTACGATTCTGGAGTGGCTGGCACTGAAGCGGTTCTTCCTACCGTACAGGTTAGCTTAGATTCTGGTTCTTCTTCTTATCAAGTGGGTGAGATTATTAGAGGCTCTGATTCTGGTGCTACTGGTGTTGTGGTATCAACCTCTGGGGTTGACGGAAGCACGATAAAATATGTTTCTGTAAATAATATAGAATTCATTTCGAATGACCAATTAACTGGTTCAGATTCTGGGGCATCTTCTACAGTGTCTACAGTAATTTCTGGAAGTACAGTTATCGGTGATAGGTATTATTTCGATAATGGTCAGCGTGATAATTTCTACGATATAGGAAGATTGACGAGAATTAAAGGTCAACCCGAACCGACAGGCGACTTGCTAGTGGTTATGGATTACTTTACTCATGGTGCTGGCGATTTCTTCACTGTAGATTCTTATACTGACATCCCTTATTCTAAAATAGGAACGTTTACATCGTTAAGAGGTACTGACGATGATCTTGGCGGTAACTACGACTTACGTTCTGTTATTGATTTTAGACCTAGAGTTGCTGACACATCTCATGTGATTGGTTCTGACGGATCCAGAATTCTTAATTCTACGTCATATAGTTATTTGGACAGAAGTTTCGACGGAGATGGTTCTTCTCCCGTAGATACAATTAGGGATGATAGTAACTTCCAGTTTGACTATGAATATTACTTGGCTAGAAAAGATTCTATTTACCTAACTACGCAAGGTCAGTTTGTACATGCTGAGGGTATTGATTCAGAAGACCCCAAATTCCCTCCAAAAATAGATAACGCTATGAGACTGGCTGACATAACTATGCCTCCATACGTTTCTAATGTAAAGGATGTTTTGGTTAAAAGCTACAGCAACAAACGATTCACTATGAAGGATATTGGCTTACTAGAGAAAAGAATAAACAATATCGAATACTATACTTCTCTGAGTCTACTAGAAGTTGCTGCAGATACTCTACAAATTAAAGATGAAAATGGGCTTGATAGATTTAAGTCTGGTTTCTTAGTAGATAACTTTGGCGGTCATAAAACTGGCGATACTTTACATGACGATTACCGATGTGCTATCGACATGCAAAGAAGGGTGTTGCGTCCAAAATACATAATGAAAAATGTACCATTAGTAGAAAGGGCAGGTACGGATAGCGAAAGATCCGAACAAGGGTATGTTGTTACTGCAGCCAATACTGCCATGCTTCCTTATGAGCATGTTGTATCTATCGAACAAACTTACTGTTCTACTATCGAAAACCTAAACCCTGTACTCAACTTTGGCTGGACTGGGATTATGACCCTAGAGCCATCTTCCGATGAATGGTTTGAGATTAATCGTCTACCAAGTCTTACTACTACTGTTGAGGGTAACTTCTCTACGTTAGAATCTGTTAAGCGCAACCAATTAGGTACTGTATGGGATGCTCCTGAGACTAATTGGACTGGTGTAGTTCAAGATGTAAAACTACTCGAAGGGACTAAAAGGAAAGAAAAAGGTTGGTTCGAAGAAGATATCGGTAAGTCTCCACGAGTTAATGTTTGGGGCGGTCGTGGTATGCGACGAATCGTTCAACAGCAGGTTGGTACTGAAGTTGGAGTCGCAACAAGAAATGGTATTGAGACAAACATCGTAGAACAAATTGATATTACTTCTAATGGCGATCAGTTGCTTAGTTCTGCGATTATTCCTTTCATGAGACAAAAGGAAATTGTATTTACTGCTAAAGGTATGAGACCTCACACAAGAGTCTTCCCTTTCTTTGATAACGTCGATGTTTCTGATTATTGCGTTAGAACTTCTGGTTCTATTGCGCCCAAAGAGGGAGCTGAAACTTCTGTAGCTCAGGTTGCAAGTCCGATTTGGAACAAGATCAAAGCGATTAAAATTCACTTTGATAAAAACTCTAGAGTTAGAGAAATTATAAAACTTTCTTACAACACGAAGTTGAATGGAACTTACGAGCATATCGCTACCATA